AGCGCACCAGAAACACGGATCGTTGCCAGCGCCGCGGCGACCATGCCGCCAACGTAGTAGGTTCCCCATGCGACTGCCGCAGTCGTTGCGTAGGTCGTGATGCGGCCGATATTCTCGATCAACGGGGTGATCGCAGACATCATCGAGCCGAACGTCTGCGCGGCAACCGGGATCAGTGCGGCGATGAACTGCCCGGCACTTGCAAAGGCATTTCTCAGCCCCTCGGCCCCGCCAAGCATCTCAAGGACTTTCGCCGTCCCTGCTTCTAGCTGTGGCGCGAACTGGCTGATGAAGATGTTGCCCAGACCACTGAAAGCGCCTTTGATGCGATCCATGTTCAGCGAGAATGCGTTCAGCGAAGCCGATGTCTCTGGCGACAGGATTTGCCCGGTCCGCTGCGAGAACTCCATGATCTTCTTGTACTCGGCAGCACCATCTTTCAGGATCGGGATCATCCACGTCATGTCCGACGCGATGCCTTCCCACAGGAACGATTGCTCTTCCAAGGACAGGTTCTGAGCGTCCATTGCGTCTTGGATTGCGAACATTCGATCTTCTGTCGGCAGGGCCAGCAGATCTTCGATTTTGATGCCTTGGGCTTTGCCAACCGTTTCCATGAAGTCTTTGAAGCCGCCGCTGCCGGTCATTGCATATTCGGCCAGCTTCTCGTTCATGTCCTTGATTTTGTCGCCAAGTTGTTCGGAAGACATGCCGACTTCAGCCGCAGCAATGGACATCGCCTGATATGCTTCAGTGCCGACATTCAGACGTTTGCCGATTGTCTCGATCTCTCTTGCCTTAGCTGCAACTTTCGAAACACCAACGAGAATGCCCGCAAATGCTGTAGCGGCGGCAGCGGCCATCGCAACCATTGCTGCCTTCATTGCCGTTGCAATCCCTGTCATGACAGGTTTGAGATCGTTAAGAGCGCCCTTGAGATCGAGAACTTCAGTCTTGGCCTTTCTGACACCTTTCGCAAAGGCAGCGGTTCCCATCGAGAGGTTTGCGCGAAGTGATCGAACGACAGACATATGAAATTCCCTTTGACTAGTTACCGATATTTAAAATTGGCAAAGAAAAAGCCCCGCTATTCCGGGGCTTCTTGTTTTGGTATGTGATCTGAGTAATTGAGTATCGCGGCAATCACTTCCAATTCACGTTGCTCTTGCGTCTTTGGCTTCTTGCGAGGTTTCTGAAAACCTTCCAGAACCTTTTCCAGCTTCGGCATCTTACCCATGCCGCACCAGTTTCCGATGTACCAAGCGTGGGTAACATCATCGATCTTCTTGAGCCTAACTCGCTCTTGTGCAGCCCTGATGTAGAATCCGAACTGTCGCGGGGTTAGGCTCCAGAAAACATCCTCGGTTCCGCATTCATATGACAGAAAGTCAATCAATGCGTCTTCGATACCGTAGCGGTTTACTTCTTCGCCGCCCTCGGTTTGGCGTTTTTTGTTTCCCCACCCTCCGCAACATCAGATGCAGCGGAAAGCACATCAGCAAGAATGCTTTGATTTTCCGACAACAAATCGCCAGCATCTTCTACGGTTACATTGGGATTGTGACGTACTAGGACGCTGAACAGAATAGCGCGAAGATCAGTGACACGCGCCTTTCCGCTCTCAAATGCTTCCAGAACTTCAAACGCTCCTTTACCCGTAACTTCTTCAAGGGTTGCAAGGGCGTTGAAGTCCAGAACTGCGATCATTCCGTTGTCTAGGGTAACTTCCCCTCTAAAGCGGTTTGCCATTATTCTCTCCTGTTTGTTATTGATTAGACTTTGCTGCTGACGCGGAATGTCAGAACAGATGTCATCTTGTCGTCCATTGTCGGGGTGCGTTCGTAACCTTTGACGAACCCGGTCCATGTTTCAGTCAACAGATAGGTGTTTGCTGTGCCCTTGCCGATCTCGAACTTGAGGTTCACAGATTCGCCAGAAGCTTTGTAACCGGACAACAGGACGTCAGTTGGACTTCCCGGAATCCAGTTCATTTCGACCGAAACTTCGCCAGCATCGCTCAGACCAGAAATGAACTCGCGGGTTCTGTTAGGCGAACCGTAGTGAGTAGTGTCAATTTCTTCGGTTTCCGGATTAGGAAGTTCCATCGAGCTAACACCGACCAACTGAACATAAGTGTTGGCGCCCGCAGGAAGCGGCGAGATGGATACCTTCGATTCAATTCCTATCATACCAATTGCGGCCATTGGAAAAGTCCTTTTTGTTTGAATTTTCTATATTTAGTGAGATGAATGATTATTGATGAAAAACGAATGCACGGATCGTGAAGCGATAAAGCGCATCAGGTGCATCCGTGTCGGTAGTATGTTCGGTTGATTGAATCACAACGTTCTTGATGAACTCGCCACCCGGTAATTCGGATAGGAGTTCGCGCAATGCTTCTGTGATTGCCCTTGCCGATTGATAATCCGCGGCCCAGACATCAAGCTGAACGTCTTGCTTTCGGAAGTCATTCAAGCCGCTGAACATGTAGTCCGCTTGTTCACTCAGCGGAAAGATTGTGACCAAGGGATATGACCCCTTCATGTTCCAGCCGACATTGACATCACCGACATTCGGCAGGGTCTTGACCAGTGCCCTAAGTTCAATTTCGTAGCTCATGACTTGGCCGCCTTCTTCGCCGCTCGTTTCTGAGCACGGGCGTAGGTCTTTTCGATTTCGGTCATGACTGTTTCGCTGAGATCGCTGACGACCTCTTCGACGTTGCTATCGAAGGCTTCCGACATGAACGGGTTTGGTGGCATTTCACCGACATACTGGCCCGTGCTTTTCTTGTGTCTTGGGCCAGTCCCGAACTCGACCAAGTGAGCATGGGGCGCAGTGGTTCTGACGTAGACGCCAACACCGTTCTTGATCTTGGTCGGACGTGCGCTGTCGGTGACTTTGCGACTGACGACGATGCTTTCCTTGAGATTACCTGTCGGGCCGTCCGGAGCCGCCGTCTTAGCCGCATCGAGGATCGGCTTTGCCGCTTTGTTCAAAGCACGCTGGAGAGCACCCTTGCCCGTGCCGTTCGATGACAGTTCGATCAGGGCATCAAGGGCGGCTTCCAGTTCCTCGAAACCTTCCAAGCTGAGATCAGTCTTCGCCATCACACGCCCTCCGCAGCGAGGCCGCATGTGACTTCCAAGAATGTCTCGGCCTTGTAGGCGGGCTTGATGCCAACAACGGAATAGGTCTTGTCGTCGAAGCGGATACGCCAGTTGTGATCGATTGCGGTTTGTCGAATGGTGAATCTGATCTGTGCGTCGATGTTCAACGCACCGGCACGATACTTCTCAATGTCCGAGACGTAGTAGACGTTGGCCCAGACCGAACGAGTTTCCGTGTAGGTAGTTTTCGTTGAATACCCATCATCGATGATTGTTGGTATCTGCAATTCAATCCGCTTGTTGAGCTTCCCGGCGTTCATCATGTTTCGACACTCCCCGTAAGCACGAATGCGTTAGAGGAATCGGGAGTCGTGACACCGAATCCGGCACCAACAGGACGAAGCTGATTGATCAACATGCGCGCACCGAATGGCACTTGTTGAAGGTTCACTTCGGAAACGGCTTCTCTGGTCTGATACCAATGACCGATGATCAACAGGCAAGCATGATCATAGCGACGAGGTGCAGCTTCATCGTTGGCAACTTGGGTCAGTGCGGTGACATATTCGGTTGCGGCTTCGATGAGATATGAAACGTAGTCTTCATCCGCATCACCATCCAAGCGAAGATGCTCATTTACGAGATCCTGAGTGATCATCACTTGGCCTCCATCTTTGTGATGGCTTTGTTCTTCTGCGCGGCTCTGATTGCTTTGTTGTCGATCAGGCCCAGCGACTTCGCTATCGCAACAACTTCATTCGGGCATTCGCTGCCAGCCGGAAGAACTGTCGGATAAACCTGACCGGGCAGAACCACTTTGAATTCGGATTTGAGTATCGCCATTTGTTCACCTCTTTTTTGTTATTTAGCGAGATGTAGAAAAACCCCGCCATTTCTGACGGGGTTTCCGGTTCGATCGGTCGGAGAGATACCTTCGAACTTATTAGGAAGCTGCGATAACCAGAGCTTTCAGTGCTGCGCCGTCTTTGACGATGCCGCCAACGCGCTTGCGGGCTTCATATTCCACCAGACCTGAAGTCTTGTATGGGTTAACCAGCATCGCAATCATGGTGCGATCAGCGATCAGATAGCCTCTGTTGAAGTCACCGAACACGATAGGTTTCGCGTTTGCGGCGATATCAGGCATGTTCTCGTCAGTTACGACGCGATAGCCAAGCAGAGTGGAAGCCACGCCAGCAGCAATCGACGGCTGATAGATGAAGTTGCCGGTTGAATCCTTGACCTTCACCAGAGCAGCAAGAGTTGCGCTGTTCATCAGGAAAGTCCCGTTTGCGCGGTATCCGCCTTTCACAGCAACGACCAGATCGATCAGTTTGCCAAACGGATCAGTGCCGAGCGTCGAAGCGTTGCCAGAAGCAAGAGTCGAAACGCTGGTTCCATTCAGAAGACCAGTCGGCTTGTTGGTGCCGTCACCGCTGATGAACGCTGCGCCCTCACCTTGAGCAAAGGACTCGCCGAGTTCGGTCGTCAGCCAGCCAGCGACATCGTAGAAGATGTCTTCCAGAGCTTGGTTGGTTACTTGTGCGCGAGCAGCAATCTCACCAAAGGTCGGTTTTACTTCGCGGATTTGCGGCTCAGCAGTCACGTTGCGGGTCGTAAGATCGCCAACCCATTCGAAGCCAGCGCCACCAACAGACAGGATTTCTTTGTAGTCGCTGGTTCCAACGGTCACAACACGAGCAAGCGAACGCATTGGGCTGAAGTCTTTTGCGATTGAAACGATGTCGCTGCCCATCTGCGACGGAACAGCAAATGCGCCGTTGACGCCAGTGGTCACGTTGATCGACTTTTTCGAGATTTCCTCATAAGCCGACTTCTTGCCGTAGTCTTGCGGGTTACGAAGGAAATCGACAAAAGCAGATTTCAGTTCGTCTGCCTTCTCGGCGCCTTTGGCTAGGCTCCAGACCCATTGATTTCGTGCCTTTGGCGTGTTTCAGGCTCCGCAAGGAGAAC